CATTTACGCTGTACGCATAGGCGCGCAGCGAGGCGCGCACCTTGGCCCCTGGATAAATATCCTTGGGGTCGGTGATTGGAGCAGGCTTGCCGTTCTCGCCAGCAAACTTGCTGACTACACCAGGGGCCTGTTTAGATTTAGCGTTAATAAAGACCGACCCTTCAGGGTATCCCTTATCTTCGCCGTCGTTACGGAAAGGCATACGGATTTTGCCGCTTTCCATTAGGCTCTTTGTTTTGTCCCCCCACTTCTCCTTAGCCACGGACGCCGCAACCGCTTTCAATTCCGACAGGTCAGTGCCGTCAGGGAATACAAGGCAGCAAGAGTACACTGGTTCAATTTGATTTGGCGGTATCTGTGGTTCAAACACATGCGGATAAGAGATGATTGCTTCTGGCGTTATAACTTTTGACATCGGTGTTTCCTTATTCAACGGTGAATTCGTCTGCTGCCAACAGGGCAACAGCCGGACGGTTATCTGTATCAGCGACCATAGATGTGCCGGATGATACAGCGATGACGAGCGATGTCGGCAAGTTCTTCTTGCCCACAAGGCGCTCGATCTGCGGTGGCGACTTCAACTTCTTTTCGTAGATGTCGTCGTCATCCAGACCTTCTTCTGTGGCCCAAGCCACAACTTCTTCCTCAACACGCCAACGGCGTGTCGGTCGTTTCTCAACCAGTTTGTAGCCGGGAAGTTCCGCGCCAGCGTCCAGTATGTTGTTGGCGTGGCGGCGCAAAGACTTGATCCACTCTTCGATTAGCGGAACCCTTTGCAGGAAGTCCGCGATCTCTTGAGGGGATAGGTCATTGATGTTTCGCACTGTACCGAACTCGTCTTGTGCGATCTCAAGGGCGTTGTTGCGCAGGGCCGAACATGTCCCCGCTGCCAGACAAAATGTGCAGTGCTTACCAGAGATGCGCGCTGCGTCCGGCTTCATGGCTTCGTGTGCTGCGTCAATCAGTTCGGTTCCAAAGTCCATGATCTCGTCGCGGCTGTAGCTATACTCCCGCACCGGCCCATCGGGGTGCATGGCGCGTGGCTGCACAACAACAGTGATAACCTTATTGACTGGAGCCTTCTCGCCTATCTCAAGGATAGCACCAAGCGCATAGTATTTAAGCTGCGCATTGTCCTCGACTTCGACCGCGATACCTTGGCCGTGCTTGTAGTCGATGACGTAAAGCGTCCCGCTCTCTTTGCCGTAGATGATGCAGTCGGCTGTGCCAAACATTGGCATAGGCGGGTCTAGCTTATCGAGGCTAAATCTTTTTTCGTATCTACAAATATTCGGTTCAGTCGAAGCCACATCTCGGATGTAGTCGATGTAAACCTGCACCGCACGGGCCATGTTGTCGTCAACCTTGTGGCCGTTATGCTCTTCGCCAATGAAGGCGAAGGCATCTTCATGTCCATTGACTAAGCAGAACTCGCCTAGTTCATGCGCTGCCGTACCCAGTTCGGCGTAGGGTGAACTCTCATTAGGGAACGGAGCCTCGGCTTTAAGTGAACCTGGGCAACCCATGCGGCGCTTTGCATTCGACGCGCCAAACTTTGCGTGTTCTGTCATTTGCGATACCTCTTTCCTTCTTTGCCTTCCGCGTTGACTGGGCATCCATCTGCCCATGATGGACAACGTGTCATGATTTCAATCATCTCTTCAAGCGAACCAAAATCATCTGTCACTTCGCAAATGATTTCATCGTGGACGGACAGGATTACGTTGTAGCCTTTAAGTTCCAACGCCATCATGGCCGTAGCCATAAGGTCGCGGGCGGTTGCTTGCACCACATTCTCCGTCAGTAGACCGCCCCAGATTATCTGGGACACCCACTGACGGGTTACACTATTCAGCGTATCCACTTGCGCGGTGTCGCGCATTGCCCCCCAAGGCGTTTCTCGCTGAATGATGCGCGGATTGTGGTACGTTAGCGACCGCCCGCTAGGTAGTGGGAGTTCGACCGACCCAACACGGCCTGCTCCCTTCACCATCTCTACAAAATCGTTCTCACTATCGCGCCAGTATTGCGCAATCCGATTGTTCTTTTCACGGTAGACAGACACGATGCGCTTGGCTTCGTCCTCGTCTACATTGATACCCATCGTGGCGCACTGCTCGGCAAAGCGTTTGCCGCCCATGCCATAGCCGCAACCCAAGATTGCCATCTTCCCAACTTGGCGCTGCCCGTCTGTCACGTTCTCTACGTTTATGTTGTAGATGGCCGATGCCATTTCTTTGTACACGTCCCCGCCCTTGCGGAACGTCTCCACCAGATCGGTCTGCCCCGCTATCCACGCCAAGACGCGGGCTTCAATCGCCGAGTAGTCGGCAAACATAAGGCGGTGGCCTTCGTCAGCAATCAGCATCGAGCGTAACAGGTCAGACGCTAGGACCGTTCCGGCCCCATATTCTGACACATCCTCATCAGCCTTTAGCTTGGCGATGATCTCGTCTAACTCGGCTTGCTTCTTTTGTGGACGTGGGAAGTTCTGCGGCTGCACCAGCCGACCAGACCAGCGTCCCGTTGCCGCGCCATGATACATAAGAAGGCCGCGCATACGGTCATCGGCGTTTGCCGCGTTGACCATCGCCTCGTACTTAGCGGTGCTAGACTTGGCTCCGTCTTGGCGTAGACGCAGCACCTGCTTGATGATGGGGTGTAGCTTCTCCATGCCCAGCATCCGCGTCACGGTCTGCTTGTCAACGGACTTCACTTGTAGCCCATAGCCACGAAGCCACGCAGTTAAGTCCATTGCGTTCGTTGCTGCTTTGACTTGGCCGTTTGTAAGGCGCTTGATCTCTGCGTCGATATTCTCTGATGCAGAGTTAGCAAGTTTGCTAACCCGTTCGATAAGGTCGAGGTCAACCTTAACGCCACGGTCGTTGATGCGTTGGTCAAGTTGATAGAGACGACGCTCACTGTCGGGCATTGCGTTCAGTGTCTCGGCTACGGACAGTTCCGTTCGCACGTCCTGTCGGCAATACGCTACTAGCGTATCTATTTTATCCTTCGTGTTCCACCAAGTGTAGCTGCCGTCGGCGTTAACCTTACGGGGCCGTGCCATCCGGAGCATAAGGGCCGCGCCAGCTTTGTCCTTCTGTTCTTCAACGCCAAGGACAGACGCCGCTTGGCCCAGTGCGCGAGGTAGTCCCATCGCGCTGGCCTGCGCCATCGTGCAGCGCCATTGTTTAATGCCGGTGCGGGGCCATTGGTAGCGGCCAACCATGATCTCGTTCCAGATCGTGCGCTCGAAGTTTGCGTTCCATGCCGAGAGCAATCCGCCTTCAACGATCCAATCTTCAAGGCTCACATCCATCTCATCGCCAGGCAACCATACCTGCACGTCGTCAGACCACGGGGCCTTGTATGCCATGCACCAGATGTCGGTTGAGGGATCAGAGGCGTACTTATAGACACCCGTCTTGCGGAGATCGACGGCGCTGCGCGTCTCAAAGTCGATGCTCACTACCATATTCTCTCCACTTTTTTGTCGGTGTCACGTTTGCTTTCCCTGTAGCTGCCACAAGTCGCATAGTGCCGTCAACAAAAAAAAGTTCTTGCGTTCGATATTCAAACTGTGCCACCCAAGAAGGGCAACAAGGGAGCAAGGGAGATTATGGTTAGCAGATTTACTGCGTGGAGTCCTGAAGAGGACGACCAACTCAAAGAACTTTATGAGAATAACATATCGCTTGTGCAGATTGCACGGGTGCTTGACCGTACAGTTGAGTCCGTTGACTGTCGGCGCAGAAAGACTGGACTAAGGCGGGACGTTGTTCGTGAGAAAGCCCCACCGCCGGAAGACTTTGCGGAGATGCTACAGACTATGAACGTAAGCCAACTCATGAAGCATTACGAACGTGCAAGGTCTGTGATCTGCCGTTGGATGCTAGAACTTGAACTCACAACTATAGTTAGGGGCGGGAGGAAGAAAGTCATACCGCCTACCTTCGCCAAGGTGGCCCCGACTATGACTTGCGCCGAACTAATGCGGTTATATAATGCTAATCGCGTAACGGTTCGGGGTTGGCTTCAAGAATTGGGCATCCACCCGATGTCGATTTGGGATCGTCGTGCATTAAAGGCCAACCCCATTCCAGTTAAGACCGAGGAAGATACCCCGGCTACGCGGCGTGAGTTAAACGGTCGCACGAAATTGGTTGCCGCTGAAGCTGCAAAGTTTCTGCGGCGCTACCACCCGTCAGTCCATCGCGCAGATATAAAGATGTTTGAGCACTCGTCTCATACATGGGGTGACGTTAACAATGTGCCCTTTCGCGGCATCAATCAGTATTATGTCGCAGGTAAAGGCATCATGTGGAGCGATGACCTCATCGCTTACGCTGAATCAAGAGGCTTTAAGATTAAGGAGTTAACCTAATGACACGTCCTACAAAAACTACTGAAGAGAAAACGCCTGTCGTGAACGAGAAGGAAGCGATTATTGCTTGGCTTCGCACTGGCAAGATGAATATGTTTGAGCGCAGCACACGTTGGCTGGCGGATCGGATTGAAGCAGGGGAGCATTTGAAATGAAACAGGTATTAGCAGCACAACTGGCCGAGTGGATCGCCAACAACACGCATGGCTTTGCCCTTCGTGATGGCAACACAATAAATATTGAAGGCAGTATTGATGCCTACGAACTTGCACTATATGTTCAGTCGCTTGGCGCGGGGAGAAGCACAGAGCAAATCCTTAACGACAACCGGACTTCATATACCGGACGGAGTTTTCTTGAAGGGCTCTAGTAATGAGTAAGATTAGATGGAAGGATGAAGAACAAACGGTAGAGTTTGTTCCAGTATTCATCATCGGTTTTGAAGAAGACTTTGAACGCGGCGTAGTATTAACGACTGCCGCGTACAAAATACTAGACGAAGCTGAACCAGACTTCGCAGTCTACGCCATAGACGCAGCGGTAGATATATTGATGCAGAGGCGGGACGAAATTGAAAAGAGGGAATTGCACTGATGAAATTCAAGACACTGTATGAGATTGGCTTTACCGATCTCGTGTCCGTTATCCCACCGAACGCTGAGTTGTCAGCCATGTCCAAAATCCAAGCGGATCAGGCAGGCAAAGCACCAGGCCGGTTGAATGCACAAGGCACATGGGGCGGCTACGGCTGGCAGGACTACACGCCGACAGCTAATGATGTCGAACGGTGGGATCGCAGCCATGCTAACATCGGCTTGAAGGCAAGCAAATATCCTGCGGTTGACATTGATGTTGTCAACGAGGGGCTGGCTAGGGTCATCGGGGAGATGGCGCTAAAGGCATTGGGCAAAGCCCCGATGCGTATCGGTCGTTTCCCCAAGCGATTGTTCATGTATCGCACCGAAGAAAAGATAGGCCGTATGCAGGTGCGGTTCCGCGATGGTCGCGGGGTCGAGCAGCTTGTAGAGTTTCTAGGTGACGGGCAGCAGTATGTCATTGCAGGTATACATCCTATCACTAAGGAGCCTTACAGTCTCGATGTGGACCTGACGCAACGTGGCCCTGCTGGCTTGAAGCTGGTCACGCGGGAAAAGATCGAGCGGTTCTTTATTGATCTGACGGAGACGTTGGAGATGATGGGCTGCATCATTATCCATGCAGATAAGACGGCGCACAAGGCCGTCGAGCGGCAGTCGGTAGACCAAGTGTCGCTCACTGCGCCAAGTCTTACCCATGTTGTGGCCGCAGTGGCTGCTATCCCAAACACAACAGAAAACTTTCCCGACCGTGATGATTATATCCGTATGGGTTACGCGATTAAGGCGGCATGTGGCCCAGACCATGAGCCAGATGCGTTCGAGATATTCGCAGCCTGGGCCGAGCGTTGGGAAGACGGCGTTAACTCGCTCGATACTATCGAAGCAGACTTCGGGCGTATGCACCCACCCTATGAGTTGGGTTGGGACTGGCTGGCGGGTAAGGCTGCGGCCTTTGGTTACAAGCGCGAGGTCGATGAGTTCGAGGTGTCTGACTTTGATGATGAAGACTTCGGCATGGTGGCCTCGGCTGGCGAAACGCCGATAGAGTATAGCGACATTGCATTGGCGCAGCGCGTTGCACGGCTACACGTTTCGGATATTCGATTCGTTGTGGGCGGCATGGGCTGGGTCGCATGGGATGGCAACAAGTGGGCGAAGGACGTGGCGAACAAGCACCTGTCCATCGTGCGCAAGGTTTGCGCGAACGCATCGGCAGAAGCCTTGGACAAGATCGAAAGCATAGCGAAGGGCGAGCGTATCGCGCAGCGTGTGGCGTCATACAATGTGATCGCCAACGTGGCCAAGCTGGCTGCGGTTGAACCATCCATGCAAGCAACCACCGAGCAGCTAGACGCGGACATCTATATCCTGAATACTAAGTCGGGGATGGTGGACCTGAAGACCGGGGTGTTGGCAGCGCATGATCGTTCTCGCATGTGCACAAAATGCACATCGGTTGAGGCAGACTTCAGCAAGCCAGCGCCGCAATGGCAAGCGTTTCTAAATGAGGCTTGCAACGGTGACGCGGAGATGATCTCTTACCTTCAAAGGTTGGCTGGCTATTCCGCAACGGGTAGCACCAAAGAGCATGTCCTTGCCTTCGCACACGGCTCCGGCGGTAATGGCAAAGGGACGTTCCTTGGCGCAGTAGGAAACATCCTTGGCGATTACGCCACCGTGGCCAGTGCGGACGTGTTCCTTGCGTCGAACAATCAGCGGCATCCTACAGAGTTGGCCTCGTTGATGGGCGCTCGGCTGGTTCACGCGCAGGAGATTGACCCATCGCGCAAGTGGGATGAAGCCAAGGTCAAGGCGCTGACTGGCGGGGACAAGATCAGTGCGCGGTTCATGCGTCAGGATTTGTTTGAGTTCCAGCCGCAGTTTACGTTGGTCATTGCAGGCAATACAAAGCCAGAGATAACCAACGTCGATGACGCTATGCGTCGGCGTATGCACCTCATACCCTTTGACACTAAGCCTATCCGTAAGGACGTTGACCTGCCCGATAAGCTGAAAGAGGAATACCCAGCCATCTTGGCCTGGGTTATCGAAGGCGCTAAGTCTTGGCTGGTAGAGGGGTTGAACCCACCAAAGGCAGTGGTCGAAGCTACAGATGAATATCTCGCAGGCGAGGACGCATTGGCCCGCTGGGTGACTGAGCGTTGCGTGGCTGGGCCTGACAATGAGATGACCACCAACGAGGCGTTCAATGACTTCCGTGACTGGTGCAAGGATAACAACGAAGCGAAGGGGCGTGACTGGTCGCAGCGTAAGTTCAATGGAGAGATGAAGACACACGGCTATGACCCCACAAGGGATCGGTCCACACGAACGAAGCGTGTGTTCCGTGGTCTTGAACTTCTCATTGGCGATGCAGACCACATGATTATCAACGCCATGATAGATGAGCAGCCGGAAGATTTCTTTGGCGTGTCAATTAACTTCAGAGCAGGTGAGGAGGAAATGTAATGTATGGGAATGATTTTATGCGGTACAAAGAGATCAGGGATGCGCTCAATCAGGATGTAGTCGATATGGTTAATGACCCATCGCACTATAAGTCTGGTGGCATCGAGGCCATCGAAGGTATCGAAGCGTCGATGGGTCCAGAGGCATATGCTGGCTACCTCAAGGGCAATATCATGAAATATATGTGGCGCTATGAGAGAAAGGGGAAGCCCGTTGAGGACTTGAAGAAGGCCCGATGGTATCTTGATCGGCTGATAGGTTTACGCGAACGTAAAGTAGACTAAGGGGGCTTCGGCTCCCTTTTTTTAAATCCGTGCCGGGTTTGAAGAAGTTCGGGCCGGGTTGGTGCCGGGTTTAGGGCCGGATAAAATGGCTGAAATCTAAGGATGTGCCGGAAGTGCCGGGTTTAAAAAAGTTAATTGGCTCTAATATAAGTAACAGTGTTACCCCTGTACATTTTACACTGTTACTTACTTATGGCTACCAATACGCCGACAAACCCGGCACTCCCGGCCCAATGGCGGAAATGCGTGGGTAAACCCGGCCCTAAACCCGGCCCGAACCCGGCACGGATTTTCCAAACCGTGCACGGATGGCAGTTTTCCGTTAATCGTCATCAAAGACACCCGGCAAGTCGTCCGCATCGAGATTATGAGAGCCGACTTGCTTGGGTGGTGTGATGTCGATGATGGTGGCGTCCTCGATCTGGTCATGAGCATCATGAGGATTTGATGACGCCAAGTTTAGCTGCTTCAGTGCATCAAGATGTAGTTGGTTCACGTTCACTTGAATTGCTGTGGCTGGCTTGGCTTGGAACCTGTCGGGGTTAGCAACGCCAGCCATCCATTTGCGCGTCTCGATCTTGAGCCGGTCAGCGTTAGCCGAGTTGTTGTCCGAGGCATCGGCAATGTCCAGACATTCATCTGCCCATTGCTCCGCCGCGATTGACCTGGCCTGCTTGAACCGCTCCTCTCGGTTCGGGTCTTTGCGTATCCAGTGGTAGAGCGATAGGTTGCTGATGTTCAGTTCACGGGCAAGGCCAGCCATTGTCAGGCCAGAGGCAATCTTCTCCAGCAATACCGTCTCACCAACCTTGTCTAAGTTGGAAGCAATCGTGCGGCGTTTAATGTGCCCTGCCATTTTCTATTTCCTTTTCCTGCTGAATATCAAGCCGTATTAAGTATACCGCCAAGACTAGGGCCGTGGCAAATGCGGTGGATGCAAAGGCCGTTTGCCATCCGCTGCCCCATAAATAGAAGGGCAACGCCACCAATGCTGCCACAAACGCCGCAGGAGCCAACATGAGAGCGAATATGTACGGCCCCGTCACCATGTACCAGAGAATCACTTTCATCGCTCCAGACCCCCTAGAAACGTCTCTAAGAGGATAGAGACTGTAGCCGGTACTGGCCGACCACCTTGCTCATAATATCTTATCGACCGTTCGCACAGCCCTATCTTATCAGCAAGCTGGCCTTGTGTCAGGTTCAGCCGGTCGCGTATTGCTTTGAATTCTTCATTCGTCATCGGCTTTGTCCTCTATTCCCATTATGGCACTATAGTCGAAACTCTCGGTGCAATCCTGTATTGATACCAACTCTTTGCCAAAGTATTCGACCTCAGCATTGTAGGTGTAGACCTTCTTTGGGACTAGCAGCCGGTTCTGCGCAAACAGAACACCCTTTTCGGTAGCCCGCCAAAGTCCGGAATGCTTCTTTGTCGTATCATCTGTAGCACGGCGCTCAACTAGTCCCCACCAACGCAAAGTCGGTAGTTGGTTAGACCTAACCAGCCAACGAGGGCCTCGCTGCGGTATGTTAATCCAATCCCCGTCAGCACTTTGATTAGCCAGCCATACCAGTGACTGCGCCATAGTCTCGTTAAGGCTGCGCGGGTAAATCTTGCCCCACCTATCGCAGCACGGGCAATACCCACCATCGCCATTAATAATCTCCCGCCATGCGGAACGAAGTGTATGTATGAATGTGCGTTCGTCTGTCATGTCTCATCCTTCAATAATTCGGGGCCGATCAAGACCACCAATCCTCTTCCATTTCTTTGCGCTCCTGCGCGGTTGTCTTTGGTGCGGTGGCCATTAGGTATGCGGTAAGCGCCAGCAGCCCTATGACTACAAAGAATAGCGGTGTGTCGTTCATGTCTCATCCTTCAATGCTGCTTCTGCGTCTTCGATTAATTCTATTGGCGGCCAGCGTAAATAGGCCACATGGTCCTTAGTTAGCACGCCAAGGGATTCCAGATATTTCATCAAGCGATAGGCTAGGGTGGCTTCGGCCCGTTCGGTGTATCGGTCGGGCAATGCGTCATCATCTAGCAGTTCGCTAATGCGGGCGAGGTGTTGTTGTGCAGTCTCGCTCATTTGCGTTGTTCCTTTTCTTTGCGCCGTTCGGCGAACGTCTTACCGTCTAGGCCGCGCAGGGGCCAAGCACTGTCGGAGGATACACGGTGGTTGCGGTTTAAGGGCGCGGCCTGTGGAATTTTAATCATGCTGCGGCCCCTATCGCTTTGACAATTGCATCGCGGACGACTTCAAACGTGCCGGGGGGATAGTCCGCACCGCTTTCGTGCATAGCCCATGCGTCCAATTCCACTAACGCAGCCAGCAAGTCAGGCGCGGCGGCTATCAATCGTGCAGCAGCCGCTATTTCATAGTCGCTCGCGGTGTCGTTGTCGCAATCAAGCATGCAAATGCGCGTGCCGTTGCTAATGATGTCAAGATTTTGTAGCGCAAGGCTACCGTCGATTGTCCAAGTCATATTGCGGGTTCCTTTATTTGTGCCTGTAGCGCCAAGATTAACGCCTCATATTTTTCGGCTGTGTTGTAGTGCATTTGCGCGCTGATCTCGCGGCATCTTTCATCCGCGTATACTGCCATAATACGTTGATTAGTCCGCGCCTCATCCATAGCTTTGATTAGATCGTGCAGTTGCAATTCTGTTAGGTTTACCGTTACCATTTCAATTCCCCTTCAGCATTGATTTTAATTCGGCTTTGATTGCGCGGGCGGTATCGCCCTTCCATGATGTCGCATTGGATAGGAAGTAACGCACAATATCAGATGCATTGTCGTAATAGTATTTGTCCGCGATAGTCTGCAAGCTATGCATAGCCTCTAGATAAGGGACCGCACCAAAGTTTGGCTTGATCCAGTCGCGGCTAATATCGCGGGCAATAATGTTTAGTGTACGGTTCATAATATCTCTTCCCTTTATTGGCACTAGCGCCAGCCTCGGCGCGGATTGCTCCGCGCTCTGGTGGTGGTAGTTAACGCCCATGCTCAAGCCCTATGTGATAGCCGCATTTTTTAACGTCTATGCCGCGATACAACATGCCGCGCTTGAGAAAATCAAAGCGCCATTTAGCTTGCCCTTGCCTGAGCTTAGGCCAAGCAATCTTTTGACCGTCCGCTAATATAGCCCAAGCCGTCCAATTCTTTTCCATGTTAGTTTACTCCCATTGCAACGGCACTGGCCTTGCGCTTGCTTGTCCCATGCGCAGGGAATCCGATTATCGATAGACGGTCGATCTTTGCGCATAAGCCGCATGTTGTGCAATTGACGTTATCAGATAGTACCGCCGGGCAGATTGCTACCTTGCGTCCGCTAGGCGTTACTGTTGCCGTCAATTGCTCGCTAGGCAACACAACAACAACCGGGCCGATCTCTAAATCCGCCAGCGTATCGGCCTCTGCTAAGTTATCCGCCGATAGGTTAACGGCAAAGCCCTTAGAATTGGCATAAGCGACACTATGCGCGTTGGCTTCATGTTGTGCGTCAAGATTAACAGACACCGGCTTGTGCGTATAAGTGAAGCCGCGCTTGCCTCTGTTAGCGGCTATCAATTGGTGCAATGCCGTTGCGTCTATTGCATCGCCAGTACCGGGCAAGTCACCCGCTTGATTGTGCCGCCACAATGTGCCCTTAGGTAGCTTGGCAATCTCTGCCATTGCGCTATCCCATGCTATGCCAGCCTTGCGCTCTGTTACCTTGCGCCATAGCAAAGCAAGCGGCCCGCTATCGGCAAAGCAACCGTTGTGTTTAAGCGGGCAAGATTCCGCGCAAGATTCCTCTGACGTTGTTGTGACTGGCATAGGGCCGGTCTTAGAATTGCGGCTAGTCCGCGTGAATTGTATCTGGTGCATTGTCTCTATCCCTTTCAATCAATCAAAGTGCATTAAGGCGGGCTTGTGCCGCTTCTTCTCTTTCCGCCCAAGTCTTAAGGCGAAGCAATTTGGCTATCAATCTATCGCGTTCATAATGGGCGGTAGTGTCGGCATATGATTCGCCAGACAATATGTCGGCAAGATAGACCGCTTCTGTTTGTGTTAGATATTCCATGTTACTTCCCTTCTCTATCGTTACGGTTGAACAATGTTGCACCGGCTAGCATGCCTAGTATCCACAAAAGAACAAACATGTTGAACGGTATATAATGCGATAAATCAAACGCCATTTGGCCAGTCCCTTTCGTTGTTACCGTTTCGCCAATAGGCACAGCATGCCGGATAGTATACAAGAGATGCAACCGATATGGTTCTATTAATACAACCATTATGGTTCCTTTATCTAATCACATTATAATGTGCGAGCCTTGCCCCTATATATAATAATGTAGGAACAGCATGCCGCTTTGTAGTGGTGGATAGAGACCGCCGCGCTTCGCTTTTCGCGTGCCTCCGACGCCATTTGGTCGCTCACTAATACACTGTTACAGTCTGTAAACCGCAGCAATGCTAGGCTTTTTACGTATAGGGGGGCGTATGGCATTCGATTTATACCCCCCCCGCCCCTGCCTTGCGCGGGGGGCGTGTACGTATACCTAATCAGACATCGAAGTGTGGCCCCTCCCCCCTACCCCCTATGTTTTTCACCCCCCAGCCAAAAAAATTGTATAATTTTGCCCTTGCCAAGTTGTAACATTAGAGTGTAACAGCGATGAACAACCAAAAAGAGGAGAAATACGTTGGCTGTTTATGGATACACTCGCGTCTCGACTGAAGACCAGATCGAGAACACATCGCTCGATGACCAAGCCCGCCAAATCCAAGGCATCGTGCTCACACACAACTTGGAACTGGACCATATCTACGAAGAACGAGGCGTCTCTGGCGGTGTTCCGCTGCTACGCCGAGAAGAAGGCTGCAAGCTGGCGTTCCTTCGGCCAGGCGATACTGTTATAGTATCGAAGCTAGACCGTATGTTCAGGGACGCACGGGACGCACTAAACGTGATTGCCGACTGGGAGACGGCGAACATTAATCTCATCATCAATGGCTATGGCAACGTCATGGACAAGGCCAACCCGAACGGACGTTTCATGCTAGAGATCATGGCCGTCTTCTCAGGTGAAGAGCGCCGCCGTATCAGAGAACGTGTCACCGCCGGTAAGAGAGCGAAGAGTTCGCAGGGCGGATATGTCGGCGGCAAAGTGCCATTTGGTTTTAAGAAGACAGGCGTAGGCCGCAAGGCCAAGCTGCACCCAGAGCCAAACGCGCAGGACGCGCTAATCACAATGAAAGCCGCACGCATTAAAGGCCATAGCTACCGCGATATTGCTATTATCGTAGCAAAGCGTCATGGTATCACGGTCAGCCATCAAACAATCGCACGAGTAATCAGGGGAGATAAAAATGCAGAAGTCTGAACCGAACTTCTTTCTGGAGTTTTTGAAGAAGTATCGTGATGACCCTGTTGGGTTCGTGCGCGATATTCTAAGAACCAAGCCAGACCCCTGGCAAGTCGAGTTTCTCAAAGCGATTAGTTCAGGCAACCGTCGTATCTCTGTGAGGTCAGGCCACGGTGTAGGTAAGTCTACAGCCGCAAGCTGGGCCATGCTGCATTACTTCCTGACGCGGTATCCGGTGAAGGTTGTCGTCACTGCGCCAACATCCGCACAGTTGTTCGATGCAATGTTCGCGGAACTGAAGCGATGGGTGAATGAACTGCCTGAAGTGTTGAAGGTTCTGATCGAGGTGAAGGCCGACCGTATCGAACTGAAGGCGGCGTCAAGTGAAGCGTTTATCTCCGCCAGAACGAGCCGCGCAGAAACGCCCGAAGCGTTACAGGGTATCCACGCCGACAACGTGCTGCTCGTCGCGGACGAAGCGTCCGGTATTCCAGAGAGTGTGTACGAAGCTGCGTCCGGTTCTATGTCGGGCCATAATGCGACCACACTTCTTCTGGGCAACCCTACCCGAAACAGCGGCTTGTTCTACGATACGCACAACCGCTTGAAGGGTGAATGGAAAACCTTCCACGTTAGTTGCCTTGATAGTCCGCGTGTGTCCGATGCGTTTGTGAAAGAGATGCAGCTACGGTACGGCGAGGATAGTCCCGCCTACCATGTGCGCGTTCTTGGTAACTTCCCGCCGCGTGAAGAAGATACGGTTATTCCTGTCGAGTTGATTGACAGCGCCATGAACCGCGAGATCAAGATCGCCAAGCAGACGCGAAGTGTGTGGGGCCTGGACGTTGCGCGTATGGGTTCCGATGCTTCAGCCTTAGCCAAGAGACGTGGCCCAGTTGTCGAAGAGATACAGACTTGGAAAGGTCTGGACCTTATGCAACTAACCGGCGCGGTCGTGGCGGAGTTTGAGGCTCTTACGCCGTCCGAGCAACCAGTCGAGATATTGGTTGATAGTATCGGGCTGGGAGCCGGTGTGCTTGACCGTCTGCGCGAACTGGGTCTGCCAGCGCGTGGGATCAACGTCGCGGAAAGCCCCGCGATGAAAGGGACTTACGCCAACCTACGCGCCGAATTGTGGTTCAAGTGCAAAGGATGGCTGGCAAACCGCGATGTTAAGATACCGAAGGATGAACAGTTGTTCGCCGAGTTGGCGTCACCGCGCTACACCTTTACCTCTTCTGGCAAGATGCAAGTAGAGAGTAAGGAGAGCATGAAGAAGCGTGGCCTTCCATCGCCAGATAAGGCGGATGCTCTGTGTCTATGCTTGGCCACCGATGTATCTACTATTATGCACGGCTATTCTATGGCCAACAAGTCAGGTGCGCTGCGTAGAAATATACGGGGCATTGTTTGACATAAAGTAAAGATGTGGTATATTTGTTTTGCTCGGCAGGTTTTTCTCTCTCCCTCTCCTGCCGAGCATCATAGGCAGCTAGGGTGTGCGCGGTTTAGCCGGTAATAGCGACAGAACGACAGGATGCTGCCCCGTTTGTTCGTCCCGCCGCCACCCTCTTTTTGCATTTACTTAAATGTTATGCTATAGTTATCCGCAGGGGGCGTACCTGTGGATACTAAAACTTGTCCGACATGTGGCATAGAGCAGCCGATTGCGAACTTCTATACTCAGAAGCGGCAATGCAGGGTATGTATACGCGACCACCAGCGCCGCTTCAGGGCCGCACGCCCCGACTATCACCATGGCAGAAACCTTAAACAGCGATATGGTATTAGTGTTGATGAGTACGAAACCATCATTGCTAGCCAAAATTCTGCTTGCCCTATTTGTGAGGTAGAAATATCTGATACATTAGGGTATAAGGGAAAGCGACCAGTTGCTGTTGACCATAACCATGAGACGGGTGAGGTTCGCGGCATACTTTGCTTGAAGTGTAATTTAGTCCTTGGCCACGCAAGAGAGAATACAGATATTCTTTACAAGGCCATTGTGTACTTGAGCGAGCGCGGCGCGTATACGCCGAAAGGTAAATGATATGAAGAAGTTAGACGCTGCTGCTAAGAAAATTGGTAAAGTTATGGGCGAATTTAAACGCGGCACATTGCACGCTGGCGTAAACCCTAAAGGCCCCGCAAAGGCCCCCTTGGCTAAATCGCGCAAACAAGCTATAGCTATCGCCCTGTCTGAAGCTGGTATGAGCAAGAAGATGAAAAAGAAGTAATGGAAACCCAAAAGTTTCTTGGACGTAATCAATTGGTCGATAGACTTGCTGCGCAAGTTGGCGACCGAGATATGGCCGTAGGGCTTTTAATAAAAAACGGGTTGATGACAGCCGACGGCAAGTTAACCGCACAAGGCCACGCCCGTAATGCTATGACCGCTGAAGAGCGTGCAGTTGATCGCGCTGTGAAACGTAGTGGTAAAAGTCACGGGGATTATGTATACAGCCCCAGCACTAACCGCGCCACATTACGGAAGAGATAGTAAATGGCATATCGCAATAATCGTAAGCCGACCAAAGCCGCAATGGCTAAGAACAACCGTATGTATCAAGATACAGGTGTTCCTAATTCTAATTCGGAAAACGAAGACGGCGAAGATATGTCCGACGAAACTTCGATGGAACTTCCTGACGGTACGGAAATTTCTATTGAAGCGCCTGAAATGGAAGATGAGCAGGTAGAAGAACCTGTATCTGAAGAAGAACTTTCAAATATCATCAAAGCCGAAATTGATGATGCGCAAGAATATATTGACGACATCATCTCGCCGCAGCGTGCGCTTGCTGGCCAGTACTATAAAGGCGAACCTTTCGGCAACGAAGAAGAAGGCCGTTCGCAGGCAATCTCTATGGATGTACGGGATACTGTACAGGCCATGATGCCGTCGATCATGCGCGTATTTTTCGCAGCGAACAATGTTGTCGAGTTCGCGCCGAACGGTCCCGAAGATGTGGAGAACGCTGCGCAGGCCACAGAGTATGTCAACTACTGCCTGACACGCGACAACAACCTATTCAACGAATGCCATTCGACATTCAAGGACGCACTGATCCGTAAGAACGGGATCATGAAAGTCTGGTGGAATAACGACAAAGATGTCACGACCCATTACTTCACCGGCCTAGATGAAGCTACGTTCTCGGTACTTCAGTCCGATGCTACCGTCGAAGTTAAGGACGTAGAGATTACTTACGGCGAAGTGCCGATGATGCCGCCGGAAATGATGGGTATGCCAGCCCCACCACCACCCGCGTCATACGACTGCACCGTTGTTCGTACAGTTGAGAAGGGCCGTCTGTGCGTTCAGTCCGTACCGCCAGAAGAGTTTCTGATTGACCGCCGTGCGCGTTCGATTGAGACAGCCGAATTTGTAGCCCACCGCCGTTACGTTACGGTATCCGATCTTGTTAAGATGGGCTACGATTTCGATGAGGTCCAAGACCTTGGCTATGAAACGCAGGATGACTTCGGCGGTAACGAAGAAGCATTCGACCGTAACCCGCAAGCATTTACGAATATCACAGGCCGCACCGATACGTCCTCGCGTAAAGTCCTCTACATTGAGGGCTATGTGTACGTTGACATGGACGGCGACGGGATTGCGGAACTTTGCCGCGTCTGCGTTGCTGGCTCGGCTAACAAGGTTCTGCATTGGGAGCCTTGCGACTTTATTCCGTTCGTAGACTTCTGCCCCGATCCTGAGCCACATACCTTCTTCGGTATGTCGATGGCCGATGTGACGATGGATATTCAGCTTATCAAGTCAAACATCCTGCGTAACACGCTCGACAGTTTGGCTCAGTCGATCCACCCGCGTACTGGTGTTGTTGAAGGCCAAGTAAACATCGAAGACGTGATGAACACCGAAGTCGGTGGCATCATCCGTATGCGTGCGCCTGGCATGGTGCAGCCATTTACGATTCCATTTGTTGGCCAGCAAGCGTTCCCAATGTTGCAGTACATGGATGAACTGCGCGAGAACCGTACAGGTATATCGAAGGCTGCGGCTGGCTTGGACGCAAATGCGCTTCAGTCTTCGACCCGCGCTGCGGTTGCCGCCACTATCTCGGCTGCTGCTCAGCACATCGAACTGATCTGCCGCATCTTTGCCGAGACAGGTATGAAGAACCTGTTCCGTAAATCAATGCAGCTTATCGCCAAGAACCAAGATGCGCCACGCATGGTCCGTCTGCGCAATAAGTTTGTCCCGATTGACCCGCGTGCATGGGACGCGAATATGGATGTTATTGTTAACGTCGCTATCGGCGTTGGCAGCAACGAAGAGAAGATGGCGTTCTTAGGCCAAGTCGCGCAGAAGCAAGAGATGCTGATGCAGACAGGCACGCCGCTGGCTGACATGCAGGGCTACTACAATACCCTGGCCCAGATGATGGCGTTGGCCGGATACAAAGACCCGACCGTATTCTTCAACGACCCCGCCACGATGCCGCCTCCACCTCCGCCTGCACCACCGCAGCCGACACCGGAAGAGATGCTGTCTCAGGTTCAGATGGAAGCAATCCGCGCTGACATCCAGAAGAAGGCCGCAGAACTTGAATTGCAACGCGAAGACATGCTGCGCAAGGATGACCGTGAGCGTGACAAACTTGACGCCGACCTGATGATTAAGGCTGCTGAGATTGAAGCTAAGTACGGCACGCCAGTCAACACGACTAGCATCGAAGCCATGATCCAGCGTGATCGTGAGATGGTGCGTCAGCAGGAAGAAATGCAGCGCGCCGCTATGCAGGCCCAACAGGATGCGCAGATGGCTCAAGCGCAGCAGATGGCCCAGGCTGTTCAGCAAGCACAGATGCAACCTGAAATGCCTATGCAACCTGAACTCCCCCCAGAAGGTATGGTGTAATGGCTATAAACTATAACTTTAATGATCCTGCACTACAGGGCCTTTTGGGCGCGGCTGGACCTATCATGGACGCGCCCCGTCAGGCGGCGGTTATGCCAATGACGCAACAGGCTGTTGCTCCGGATTACCTAAGCATGTTGGCTGGCTTGGACCTAAGCGGTCTAGGCGGCTTTGGCGGCGGTCGGATGGGCGGTGTAATTCAAGACCCAAACATACAGTACATCACCGCGCCAATATCTAACAAAGGCAACCCTACGGGAAAGATGGGCGGCAATGTTTTTGCGATAACGCCTGACCAGCCGGTGCGCCTCGTTGATCTCAACACTAAAACAGTTATCTTTGAGGGCACAGGTGCGGACGCCGCACGCGAGGCGACCCGACTGGGCCAGAGCATAACCGACGAAAAAGGTCGCAAGGCATCATACGACATTCAAACCGCAGACCCGTCTGGGACGTATGTTACCGTAGCTAACGAGAAAAGAAACAAGAGTACGCTGGGTTCGATTGCCGATGTCGTCGGAACGGTTGCCCCATTGGCGTTAAGTTTTGTACCGGGCTTTGGCCAACTTAGCCTTGCTCTAAAAATGGCTGCGGCTGCTGGCGCGGGTGGTTTAGGCGCTGCGCTTAAAGGCGACGACATTCTAAAAGGCGCGCTACTTGGTGGCGCTACCGCCGGTATAGCAGGCGGCACTGGGCTTGATAAAGCCCTTGGTGGTGTCTTAGGCAACGTAGGCCAAAGCGCGGCGCAAGCTGGCGGTCAAGCCGCCGCTGACGCTACGGG